TAGACCATTCGTTCACTATTTCCCCAAAGTCTTTGAGTATATGAATCAACCATTCTACAAATATCACTTTCTGACCAGTCTAATGGAATAGTTTGACCTTTTATTGCATAAAATAGTTTATTTGCTTCTTTTTTACTTATTTCCATCTTTTTCCCAATCATGTCCATATTTTTGTTTCCATAACATATAACCACCATCCCATGGTGTTTTTAAACCAAAACCACATTCTAGTTTATAGATTCTAAGCCCACTGTCATCATATTCCCAAAACCTTTTGTCTGGATCTAACTCATGTTCTTGTTCATATCTAAATTGTTCAGAACCTATTGGTGCTTGATTTGAATCTAATAACGACATTAATCCTCCAATCCAAGTTCTTTTCTAGTGATTGCTAAATATCTAGAATACTTTGCTCCTAAAGAACAGAGTAAACCATCAGCTAAATCTGGTTCTTTATTGACAAGCATTTTAAGAACTTCTTCTCTTTGCTCATAACTCATATCACAAATAGTTTTAAAAACTGTTTCTGGAGTCATCATTATGCAATCTCCTGTTCTTTAGCAGCAGCTATAATAATTGGAGTAAAGATTTCCTCAACTCTATTTTCGATACAATCTAGATTATCAGCTGTCCAGTATCTTGAAGCTGCTGGTGAGAAACCAAAAAGTCTTACGAACTCAGATCTTCTATTACAAAGACCATTATTAAAAAGATCGTAAATACAATTTTGAGCTTTTCTAAATATTTCAAGATTCTTATTCTTAGACCTTGGATTTGAAACTTTTCCCTGAAACGGAATTAGACCATTTAGCTCATCGGCTAGTCTTTTAAATCCAGGGTTAACACCCCATGAAGGTTGAAATAAATTAAACTGATATCCTTTATACATAATGTTCTCCGTCTTTTTTCATTTTATAAGTATATTATACTATACTTTTTTGCGTTTGTACACACTTTTTTTCATTTTATTTGAAAAAAATATTCAATGAAAACAATAACTTAGTAAAATAGTTTACAAAAACTCGTCAAGTGTTAATGGGTTTTCAGGTGGCCATTTAAATCTATTTGTTTTTTCATTAATAAGATCTAATGCATATTTTGCATTAATGTGTCCTATAATTTCGTATCCGTATGATTTATTTTTTTCTAATTTAATATGTCTATTATTTCCATAAGCCCATTTCCAAAGTGTAAAAACTTCTGCACCTGTTTCATCTTTAGCCCATCCTTGAACAAAAGTCGAAACATGTATACCATTAGCTGCATATTGTTTATAATCTACTTTTCCATGTGTTTCACATATTAAATCAATTTTTTTTCCTCTATAAATTTTTTTTGTGGGATCTATACTACATTGATGATATTCAGGCCACTCAGCATCCCAACGTCTATATTTTTCTTCTATTGATATTTGTCTTTCATCATTAAACACATGAGCATCACGTTTTTCTAAAAATTCAGCACTAGGCACTCCATAAAAATATTCAGATGTTTCTATAAACGTATTCAAGTGCACGATCGGCCTCCTTATCTAGTGGTCTGTTTTTATACCAATTACCAGTATCTTCATCAAATTGTCTACATAATATAGAGACCTCAGAGGCAGTAATTGGATATTTCTTACGGATAGCATTACCTGCGGTAGCTACCATTATGGCATACATTTTTGCATACCAACCAGTCTGACTAATAGTCTGGTATTCTGCGGCGAGTTGTCTCGGCCAAAATGGGCAATCATGGTATGATGTCCATTCAAAATTTGCATCTAATTTTTCTTTTCTATAGTTAACTATTTCTTGTTGAATAGCTTCAGGTAGCCTGTCAAAGAAGTTATTTAGACTTTGCTTTTCAGGCATAGGATGTTTAAAAATTAACTCATCTGGGTCAATAGGATTCCCGTCACGATGGCTCCATATAAAGTTGTCAGCACCAGCATATTTGCCTGGGATATAGTACATACGAGATAAATCTTTAGTTTGTCTATCTCCGAGATCTCCAAGCTCTGATTGGAGAGCGTACCAGAATCTTTTAATTCCATCGTTTTCAACTGATCTTGTAAGAGGGAAGACGAGACGAAACTTCGGTTGATTATTTTTTGAACTTGCAGTGCTATAACACACAAAACGATAGGCAGAAAAACGTTTAACCAAATCATCTTTTAAATCTCCTTTTGGTTTATACTCATCAACATCGACTGCGCACCAACCGGCCCATTCGATAACATTATCATTTTTACGAGTTGTTCCCTTTTTATAAACTGCAGGAGACATTAACATCGCATCTTTTTTATTCTTAAATGGCTTTTCTGATAAGTCATATAAAACAGATTCGAACGCATCGAAGTCTTTTGCGTCAATGCGTTTATTCGTTTTATTATCAAAAATATTTTTAAAAAGAGTCAGAGATATTCCCATGATTTCCCTCGTGTGATGGACCTTCCCAACCTTCAGGCTTTACCAAATCTGGTAATCCAAGCGGATTAGGTCTACCTTTTTTTATACCAACTTCTTTACTAATATTAGCATGATATACTTGATCCCATGCTTTATTAGCATCAACACCAAATACTTCTAATGTGCCAATAGCAAAAACGCATAAGTCTATAATACCATCAACAACTTCTTCTTCATTCTTATTTTCAAATGCAACTTTTGTTTCATCAAGTTCTTCTTGCATCATACCAATTCTAAATTTCATATATTCATTAAGCCTAGAATCTTTTGAAACTTTTTCTTTATCCATCCATTTGTCTACACCAAACTTTTGGTGCATAACTACCATGTCGTGAAACCAATTTTTACTCATATCTTTTCCTTTTTTATTATATTATTATACCATATTTTTATGATTTTGTACATCATTATTTTATCCAAAAAATTCATCTAATGTTGCCTGAGGTTCTGATGTCCATTCTATAGCATCAAGAATTAATTTTAAGGGTTCAACAAAAGACTTTTCAAACTGCTTATCATAGTCAACATAACGATGTAATTTAAATTCTTCCGGAAGAACTTCAGGAAATGATATAACATTCTCTTGAATAGGATTTGGCAGTTTAAGATAGCAGAATTTAACGCGTGATGCATTAGTTGCTAATTCATATTTCTTTGTCAATTTACCTTCTTTTATATATTTGTTATAAAGTAACGTGCCGCGAATATGAATAGGACAACTCTTTTTATAAACAGTTTGTTTACTTGACCAAGCTGTAATAATACCGACACCTCTTGGGAATGCAACTTGTTCAGGAGGTAATTGTTTGAAACTCTCTTTGAATTTGCGAATATATTCTTGTGTTTGTTGTTCAGTACCAGATACTAGAATTTTAAAAATCTCTTTGAATTTATCACGACAAATTTCTGGAGTAGATGACTTAATAGCTTCAATGCCCATAATTTTGAGTTTTGGTTCTGTATATTGTACACCTTCATTATTATGTACATTAAGTATATAGCGTTTTTTTGCTGTCCAAATACCACGATCAGCAATAACTTCTCTACCCATTTCCATACGCGGTTTATGACAATTCATATTTTTATAAAGCTTTTCATAAGATTTTGCAATTGCAGGTTCAAACTTTTGTGTGCAAATCATGTCAAGAAACTTAACAGGATTTTTAGGTGTGAATTTTTTGACTAATGGACCGAAATTAACATAAAGGCTATCGGTATCAATAGCAATAACATAATCGACATCATTTGTTTCAAGTACCTCATTCATATATTCATTAACAGTACGTTCAGCCCATTGAATAGCCAATTGGCCAGTTAATGTAACGCCTTCAGCAAGACGAAGATCAAAATATTTAAAGTACTGATTACCAAGCGCACCATATAAAGAGTTCATTAGAATCTTAATAGCCATTTGTTGATTATTAAGTTTATTGATTTCTTTTTCAAGTTCAATAGTCTTTTGTTTTTGATACGCGCTTTCTGCTTCTAGCATTTGCTTTTTTATTGATTTACGATCTGCATAATAATCGATAATAATATTTGGAATTACACCATCTATTTTATGAGTATATGTTGAACCATTTGCCGCTACACAATTAGGACCTTTATATGGTTCAGCATTCATGTAATGATCTACACCACTTTTTTCAATACCAGATACAAGAGTTTCTGGACTCATATTCCACTGTACGATAATATTAGGATATAGAGAATTCAAATCAAAAGAAACTACCCAATCATGTATGCCAACTTGCGGATCTTTTACAAAACCGCCGGCAAACTTTGCCTTTGTAACTTCACCATTAGATATATGCGGTACTCTTTTTTCTGATAAAAGTTTACGATAAATGATGGATTCCCAAATAGATGTAACACCAAAAGTTTCTGAATAGTTTACACCACCACGATAAGCCATAGTCATAGCCAAAGTGATAAGACCCATTTTATCTTCGAGTCGATCAACAAGTTCAACGTCTTTCATATTATAGTCGATATATTTTTGAAAATCTTGTTTATATAAATTTTTAAGCGAGCCCGCTTCTTCATATGAAAGTTTCTTTTCACCAAGAACTACATATGCAATATGATCGAGCTTATATGATTCTTGCGCGCCATACGAATAGCCAAACTTTTGAAAGAGTTCAAGATAATCAAGTTGCTCAATACCTTTAATATCATATGCAATTTGCGTTTTACCTTTTCGTGTAATTTCACGATGGTCAATCATTTTCCAAGGGGAGAATCGTTTACATGCATCAAGAGATAATACTTTTTGTGTACGATTAATTAAATATGGAACATCAAAAAATCGAGTATTCCAACCGGTAATCACGTCTGGAGTTTTATCGGGATCTGACCAGAAGTCTAGAAATTTAGTGAGGAGAGAAACTTCATCACGACACCTATAATAGCGAACTGGTTGGATAAGAGACTTCTCAGTGTCAAATTCGCCATAACCCCAAACGTGATATAGTTTTGACTTACTTGATTTGTAAGTAATTGAAAGGATTCTTTGATTAGCTTCAGCTGGTTCTGGAAAGCCATCATCATATTCAGTTTCAATATCAAATGTACCAACATCGATAAACTCACGTCGAAATTCAATTTCGCGTGGAAACTTATGAGTTATGTATTGTTGAAGATATTTAGCATTGCCAAATATTTTTTTACCAGAAACATTTTTATTTCGTTCTAACCATTCTTTAGCATCACGCATTGATGGTTGTATTACCGGTCCGATATTACGGCCGTCTAAAGATTTCCATTGACTTTGTTTTGTTGTTTCTGTAAAGAATACAGGTTTAAATTCTGTATCGCGCTTATAGATACGCTTAGCATGGTTATTATAACCACGATATAAAATAGTATTACCATAACGACAAACATTAGTGTAAAACGACATATTACCTCACTCAATTGTATAAAGATATTATACACTGTTTTTTAGTAAATGTACACTAAAAAATGC